ACCACGGCAACCATGGAGTCCAACCGTATTCCATTGGCCGTGCTACTGCCAGCCGCGTTCACTGGAACCTCATTGAACTTCCAAGCGTCAGCTGACGGATCGAACTTTTTTACGGTCTACGATGACGGCACGCTCTATGCACCCGCCGTCAGCACATCGCGATGGGTAACGCTGAAGCGATCGGCAATGGACTCGGTCAAATACATCAAGATCGTTTCCACATCAACGGAGACTGCGGCTAGGACCATAACCTTGGTGAGTGGTGAATGAGTGCCATTGGCAAAGCGTTCAGAACGAAAGTCCTTAGCTATGCTGCGGTATCTGGCATCGTCGGCCAACGCATGTACAGCGATGTGCTTGTCGAGAAATGCCAACTGCCAGCGATTTGCTTTTATGTCACCTACACCGAACGCGAACACACAATCACAGGTTTGTCCAAAGCAGCACATGCACACATTACGGTCGAATGCTACGCAACGAGCCGCGATGGTGCCTCGCTGCTGTCCAAAGCGATTCGTGAGACTGGCATCGATTCATTTAGAGGCTTGGTTGAGAGCCATAGGTTTTGTGGAGTGGAGTACGTCTCGGGTGACGAGTATTTCACAGACCCTCCAACCGATGGCAATCAAGTCCCAAGGTACGTTTGTTCGTTTGATGTTGTTGTTCACTATCAGGAGCCGTAAAAATGCCTAAGAGTATTGCCGACACTGGCCTAGGTGCCACCATCGCAGGGACTGGTCTTGTGACCACCGAAATCACTCGTATTGGCGAGTTGACGATTGGAGTGGATGCACTGGACATCACTCACCTCGGAACCGCTGGAATGAAACGCATGCGTCCCGGCGACCTGCGCAACAATCCAGAAGTCGAAATCGAGTTTAACTGGCTTGGTGCCGTGCCGCCGATCACTACGGCCATGATTCCGACCGCTGAGCCATATGCGGGGGTTACAGCGACTATCACCTACCCAGAAGGTGGCGGGTCCGTTGCTGGAACCGTTTTCGTGAAGAGCGTCAAGTTTCCCAATGCGGCGCAAGGTGAAATCATGAAGGGGTCGTACACGATCCAGTTCGATGGTGCCACCGCGCCTGCGTTCACTACTACTTCCTGATAAAGGTGTTTCATGTCGGTTGAATTGAAGCCAGATATGCGGATCGATTTCACTGGCAAGCAAGTCGAGTTTACTCAGTGGCAAGTGTACGTCGACGACAAGCACGTCGCGTACCTAAACCACCAAGAGAACTCGGAGTTGCTGCCGTGTCGTGTGAACTTTCCGGTGGATCGGATCCCCGAGATCGTCGAGGCTTGCGAAAAGGAGCGAGAGCGACTCGGCAAGCCGTCTACGGTCAGGCCACCAGCGGAATACAACTTGCGGTTCATCGAGTGCCGCAAGGTTTTGGACGAGCAACTTGTATCGGATGAGGATGACGATGAATAAGGATGATTTTAAAGCACTGCTTTCCAAGCCACTGACTGTTAAGCCGGTGGAAGTCTGCGGGATGAAGTTTCACTTGAAGAAACTCACCGAAGAGGAAGGCATCAAGCGCGACTTGGCAGTACAGACCAAGGAGGGCGAGTTTCAATGGGAGAAGTTCCGACGCGTCACGCTGTCGCTAATGCTATGCGATGAGCATGGTGCTAGCCTCGTTGACGATGCAGAGGAACTCAAGTCTCTCGACCTGGAGCTGGCTGATGGACTGTGGTCTGCTGCCAAGGAGTTGCTTGGCATCCGATCCAAGGAGGTATCCTCCGAAACAAAAAAATCCGACGTAGCCCAAGGCTAAGGCTAGCTGGAAAGCTTGCCTTGCGTTGGGGTATTGTTGACGTTCATTCGTGGCTAGAAAAGCTTCCTGATGGCGCATTGACGTTTTGGGAAGCGTTTGACCGCGTTGAGCCGATCGGTGACGAGTGGGAGCAGACGGCAATGATCATGGAGAAGTTGCTAGTAAAGCTGTACGCTCAAGCCAAGATGGATCCACCATCATGGGAGGATTTGATGCCACCTCGCTACAAGCGTGTTCGCAAGCCGACCGCGATTACCAAACAGCAGTCTGCTGCAAGTTTTGATGCGTTGCTAAAGATCACCAAACTGGACAAGGTGGCAAATGGCTAGCCCAACAGCAGTCAACATTGGCATTGGGTTCGACATCAAAGAGGTGATGCAAAACACCGGGCTCGCTCGTAATGAAATAGCTCGGTTTACGCGCGATGTCAAAACAAGCTTGACCGACGCTGAAAAGTTTGCCAGGGACGCAAACGTAGCCAATGTTCTGTTTCAGAAAGGACAGATAGACGAGGCAACTCATCAAAAAATGATTGCGATGTATCGTGAGCGATACAAGGTCATTGACGAAGTTGCGGCTCGAGAAGCACAACAGCAGGCGCATCAAAGGGCGAGACTTGACGAATACGCTGCGCATAAACAAGCGATGGCAAAACGAGAAGAAGATCAAATGATCTTTTTGCATAACATTTGGAAAAATTCCACTGCTGAGCGAGAAGCAAAAGAGCGAGCGACGGCAGAAGAGTCGGCCAAAAGAAAAAAGGCTGAGTTGGATCAGATTCTCGCACAACAGCAGCAAGAAATACAGGGCATACTTCGCATCGAACAATCACGGCAACAAGCGTCTAAGCTTTTGCTAGATAGTATCAACAATGAAAGGCAAGCCACGCAACGAGCGGCAGAAGCTGAGAAAAACGCTCGATGGGATACCATCAACTTTTTGATAAAGTCCGAGGCAGACCTGGCCGAGCAAAAACGCAAGCGTAATCAAGAGGAACTTGCTGCGCAGGAAAAGCTAAAACAAAATGCGATTGATTTGATGAAATCGCAAGCGAGCCTCGGTATCGTTTCATCTGGGCGTCCATCCCAGATACCGGCGACAGACTTATCAAAACCATTGATCGATCCTGTCACTGGACAGCAGATTGCCGCGAAAAAAGAAATTCTTTCTCTTGACGAAGCAATAGCAAAGCTAGAACGAGATACGCAGCAAGAAATTGCAAGACATGCGACCGAGAACGCTATTCGAGAAAAACAAAATGCTGAACAAACTGCTGCGGACATAAACAATAAGCGAAGGCTCGAAAAGGCTCGCATAGATGAGTTAAAGAAAAACTCGCAAGAACTTGAAGCATCCGTTGCCAGCCAAAAACGAGAGAAAGACTACAACCGCATTCGCGGGATGGTAGACCAGGCCAAGACTGCACAACAGCGGTATGCGGAAGCAGTCAAGTTTGTGAAGGACCAAGAGAAACTTAGTGCCATAACAAAGCAGGAATTGATTGCGATTCAAAGAAACCTGAATGCCGAATTGAAGTCGCAAACGTTCGTCGGTCAATTCATTGCCGGTCTCGGTATAACCACTGGACCGATGCTTGCAGCACAAGCGATCCTGCAAGTTGTCGGAGCAATAAAATCGTTTGTACGAGAATCCGTTGTGCTGGCAGCTGAGTATCAAAGAACCGAAGCGGCCATGAAGGCGCTGACTGGCTCCACTGCCGAAGCGACCAAGAAGATGATCGAGTTTCGGGAACTCGACAAAAAAACACCGCTGTCCTTCCTCGATTTTGCTCGAGGCGCGAAAACGCTCATGGGGTTCGGGCTCGAAGCAGAGCGAACAGGCGCGATTATGAAAAGCCTGTCCGCAATCTCGATGGGCAACGCGGAGCGATTCCAGTCCCTTGCTCTTGCGTTTGGACAGGTGCGAGCGTCTGGAAAGCTTGCTGGTCAAGAAGTTTTGCAAATGGTCAATGCGGGTTTCAACCCGTTGCAAGAGATCGCCAAGCTGACTGGCGAAAGCATGGCAGACTTAAGGCAAAAAACAACGGACGGCCAAATCTCGTTTGAAGAAGTCGCCTTGGCGATCGAGCTTGCGACTGAAGCGGGTGGTCGATTTGCAACGATGAACGAGGAGTTGCAGTTGACGCTCGCTGGGCAATACGACAAGTACCTGTCTGACATGAAAATGGTTCAGGTGCAATTGGGCGAGAATTTGATGCCACTCATGGTGCAACTTCTCGGGTTGAGCCGCGACTTGCTTTTATCAAATGATGAGCTAGGCGAGTCCTATAATTTTTTACGGACAGCCTCGGGGAGCTTGGCTGTATTTGTTGCTTATGTTCGAGACACATTTTCTGAAGGTGATCTTTTCAATATGGAATGGACAAACGTCAATGCAGTCCTTGACCAAATTGAAGAAGCAAGAAGGGAACGAGAATTTCAAGAGGGCATGGCGAAACGGAAGCGAGAGGAAGACGAGGCAAAGGAACAAGAACGTGCGAAAAAGCGTCTTGAGCTAGGCGAAGAAGGATATAGGCAATGGAGGCTCAATGAAGCAAGAAAAGAGACTCAGACAAGAAATGCAGAAAAGCAAGCGGAAGAAAAAGCCAAAAACGAATTGGATGCCATAGAAAAGACACGGCAGGAATTTGAAAGGCTTGGAAAGACAAAACGAGAACTGTACATGGAAAGCATTGGCTTTAATGCTCCAGGTATAAGCGTAGCCGAACAAGCCAAAAGGCAGCAGTCTCTCAAAGAATTCGACGCCATAGAGGCTCACAAGAAGGAAGAAGAAGCGATCAAGAAGAAAGTGCGCGCGCTGGTTGAAGAAAAGAATGAAGTTGAGCTACTGGAATTGGCAAAGCGCAGAAAGATTACTCAAGACGAACTTGCTGACGCAAAAGAAGCAATTGCCGAGAAACGAAAAGAGGAAGCTCGCAAAAAGGAAGAAAAGAAACAGCAAGACCAAATACAGAGGCTAGTTAAGGAAAACGATTTGCTGGGACTGCGAAATTTGCTTGCACAGAAGAAGATTGATCAGGGCAAGTTTGACGAGGCGAAGCAAAAGATCGAGGACAATGTCAAATCGATCCAAGAGCGATTTAACCCTGCCATAAAATACAAGAACGACTTGCAGGAAATCAAGAACTTGCTCGCCGCTGGACTCATTGACCAGCAAACAGCGGAGAAGGCTGGCGCTGCGTTAGCTAAAAGCGTGATGGGCAACATCCAGCAATACCAAGCTCCGACAAGGGTCGGAAGCATGGGTGACGCGATGCTCGCCGCACAGCGCGCGTCCATGACAGACAAGCACCAAAAGATGGTCGAGAAGTACTTGAAGGAAATAGCGGACAAGATTGCCAAGAACCCCGGACTGATCGCAAATTTTAACCCATAGACATCATGGCATCAGAAATAGTTGGCGAAAGACGAAGAACGAATGCCGCGCTGCAAAAGGGCGAAAAGGGCCGGCTTAACATGACCATGACGGTGACTTTTCTTGTAGTCACTGACGACGTGTTTGCTACGCGCGAAGATGTTTTGCTAAACACAGCAAACGCACCGGTTGTTGGAATGACCTACGGGCCGCTTGGCTTGCAGTGCATATCAAAATCGATTGAGCGATTAGACGAGCATGCATTGTATTGGGAAATGACATGCGAGTTTGATTCAGCGAAGAACGAATATGAACAAGATCCAGAGAACCCTGTAAGTCCAGATCCGACAACGTGGCTAACCATCATCGAGTGGAATCACAGCACCGAAAACTGGATGACAAAAGCGGCAGACGAAAATGGTGACATGTACGCGAACACTGCTGGCGAATTGATCGACCCGCTTCCACAAACGCGACGAACACTCTGTTCTACGGAATTCACTCAGTTTGAAACGTCATCTCTTAACCTTAAAGATATTGCTGATCGAAACAATACAATAAATTCTACCGAGTTTTACAAGTTTCCTACGCATTGTTTGCTGCTAAACGTAATTAGTTCTACTCTTGGTATTTACAACGGATTCCCATGTTGGTCTATACGATACAGACTGACCTATGCCCCTCAATACGAGTGGGGTACGTTTCTTTTAGCTCCGGTCATAAACGGTGGTTGGATAACTCCCTACGTTTCTTTCGGTTGGAATTACAAGGCTGGTGGAAAACTGGAATTGTATATGACGCCACAAGGCAATCACATCTTTGGCCCGTTAGACATTAACGGCAACAAAACTGCGGACCCACCAAATGCCGCTGACGCTTACAAATTCACACGACGAGAATACAAAAGCTTGGATTTTAAGACTTTCATCCGAACTCCATAATGGCGAAAACTCGCGAACCGACTCACTACACATTCAATCGCTCGGACGCCGATGCGCTGTCTAAGCTTATCCACCCTACAGGCAGTCTTGGTGGGCACGGTCCTAAGGGCGCAACAAAGGAACACTACATCTGTGTCGCGACAAGTGGAGTGCCGGCCCGAAGCGGAACAACATTAGGGAAAGCGACTGTAACTCGATACGCATTAAACCCGTCTGGCACGAACGTTGTTTTAGGTAACACGACGCAAACGCTTGAAGCTTACAACCTAGCAGCAATAGCTGTAGCATCAGGGTCGTTAATCGTTGTCGAGCTTATTAATGGCTACTGGATTGTTGTTTGGGAGGAGTGTCCAGAGTGAAACGCAAACACATGCCTGGTTGTTATTGTTGCAACACCTTGCCTTCTGAAGACTGTCAGGAGTGCTGTGACGAAACAGTTATTATTCCAATTACGTTGCGACCGCAAACGTCGTTTCACGAAGACTATGAAGACGGAGACCCGTCGCTGTGGACCCGTTTTTCTCGCACATTTGATCCCGAATGCTGCTGCCTGACAGAGTCATGGTCGTATAACATCCAAGAACCGGTGCTCGAATGTTGCGTACATATGTCAACTAATTCCTGGCAAACAACTGATTTGCGAATAGATTCGATGCTTAAAGAATCGCCT